GGCGGGTGAGGTGAAGGCTGTTAAAGAACCAGATGCTCATGACGGTTCTGTAGATGAGGACAACGAAATCCCCTTCTAGCTTACAGTCTTGGGGGCAGTACTCCTAATCTGCCCCCATCTAATCTCAACAGGAGTCGAGCATGTCACTTCATAAAAGAATGCTGTCAGCCTTTGAAGGATCGAAGGTTGCGCATGGCACCACTACAGTTGGACGCATTGGACGCAATGGGAAGGCCGATGCTGAGAGTCGTATTGTACGGGAGCCGCTCACATTAGAACTTATGCAAGGACACATCCAAGGTGAGCAGGGTGTCGGGGCAATCCCGATTAACGAAGATAACAAGTGCAAGTGGGGTGCGTTGGACATAGACATATATGATCTAGACCACAACGAACTCCAAGCGAGAATACAAAGACAGAAGCTACCGCTGCTGCATTGCAGATCCAAGTCAGGTGGAGCACATCTGTATTTATTCTTGGAAGAATACGAGCAAGCCAAGGTTGTCCGAGAGTATTTACTAGAGATGGCTGTAGCCTTGGGGCACAGTGGCTGTGAGATATTCCCGAAGCAAGATAAGATCCTGTCTGAACGTGGAGATGTCGGGAACTTTATTAACCTCCCTTACTATAATGCTGAGATACCACAGAGGTATTGCTTCAATGATAAGGTTGAGGCCATGGAACTGAAAGAGTTCTTGGATGCCATAGAAATCAGGCGAACCTCAGTGGCTGTACTTGAGAAAGGTCGAACTAAGAAGCCTCGAAAGTATTTCAAAGACGGACCTCCTTGCTTGCAACATCTGTTTTCTGATGGTGCGACTGGAGAAGAACGCAACAAGAAACTGTTTATGATCGGTGTGTACTGTCGGATGAAGCACAGTGACAACTGGAAAGCAGAGATGGAAACATTTAACCAGACTCTGTGTTCTCCACCGCTCGATGCCAAAGAAGTTCTGGCATTACAGAAAAGCCTGGAGAAAAAAGAATACTTCTATACCTGCGAACAGGAGCCGTTCAAAAGTTTCTGTGACAAGGAACTGTGCCTGTCTACAAAGTATGGAGTCGGAGATGCAGGGGCCGAGTCTCTTGAGATCGGAAGCTTGCAGATCATCCTATCAGAACCGCGCCTGTATTTTCTTACGGTGGCAGGGAAACGTATCCAGTTAAACACGGAGCAGCTACAGAACCAAAGCCTGTTTCAACGTGCGTGTATGGAACAAGAACAACTTGTGCCTCCGACTATCCGCCCTGCCAAGTGGCAACAGCTACTACAGAAGTTGTACTCAGAGGGAGTTAAGTCCGAGGTGCCGGAGGAACTAACCGTGTTCGGAGAGTTCAAAGCTTTGTTGCGTCAGTTCTGTACCAGTAGGATCCGTGCTATGCACCCAGAGGAGATGCTGCAAGGTAAACCATGGACAGATAACCAAGGGTATACATCCTTTACAATAGCAGGGCTGATGGAGTTTTTATTTAACAGAAGGTTTACAGCGTACACCAGGGCACAGGTGCAGGAACAACTGAAGAGATTTAATGACAACCATGAATGTCATGGTCACAAAAATATTAACAAGGAAGATGGATCAAGAACCACGGTGAGAGTTTGGTGGGTGCCATCATTTGAGAACAATGAAATGGATCTGCCAGTACAGGAGATAGATAATGACATACCGTTCTAGTTTTATGAAAGCTAAAGATGTAGCAGACTGGCTCGGTGTATCCGAGTCTGCCATATACAAATGGGTGAACGACGGGGACTTTCCTAAACCCTACAAGCTTGGCAACGCCGACGCTCAACGTGCAGCGAGTCGGTGGGATCGGGAAGAAATCAAGCAGTGGTTGGAGAAACGTCGTGATACCTAATGCAACCTTGATACTTGGGCCACCCGGTTGTGGTAAGACTTACACGTTAATCGAAAGAGTGCAGGAGAAACTGCAAGAAGGGGTACACCCATCCCGTATAGGTGTGGTATCGTTTACTACCAAAGCTATCGGGGAGTTTGTTGATCGAGCATGTGCTAAGTTCAACCTGACTAAGAATGACTTTCCGCATTTCAGAACTCTCCATGCCACTGGTTATCACGGACTGGGCTTGAAGAGTACTGATGTCATGGACCGAGAGGATTTTAAAACTCTTGGTCGCATGTTGGGGGTGGCGTTTGATGGAGCGGATGCCACCTCTATCCACGATGGTGTTACGATACCACCGATAGGAGGATCGGGAGCCAAGTATCTACAGATTATCATGCGGTCAATCTATCGGGAAGAGTCCTTGGACTTTGAGTATAACTACGAAGAAGACTATACTTTGGATTACTCTAAGTTGGTTCAGATTCATAATCAATTAATTGAATATAAACTCAAGACAAACAAAATAGATTTCACTGACATGATCTCCAAGTACATAGAGATTTGTGAGACACCCAACCTTGATCTGTTGATTGTGGATGAAGCCCAAGATCTGACACCGTTGCAGTGGACGATGGTAGAGAAGATGGCACTGACTGCGGATGAAGTTCTGATTGCAGGGGATGACGATCAGGCAATCCACCGTTGGACTTCTGTAGACGTCCAGAGGTTCATCGAAGCGTCTGACCATGTCGAAGTACTCAACCAGTCCTATCGCTTACCACAGAGCGTCTGGAGGCTTGCCATGCGTATCTCTGACCACATACCAGGGAGACTGGAGAAAGAGTTCTTCCCCAAGGAGGACGAGGGTATGGTCAAGGTTGTGGGTAGCCTTTGGAATCTACCATTGGACAAAGGGTCATGGACAATCATGGCTCGAACCAACAGCTTTGTGAAAGAGATAGCTGAGTCGTTGAGTGATGCAGGATATTTCTACAGCCGTAAGGGTCATGCGTCTGTCTCACAAAAGAAGTTGGATGCCATGGCTACATGGGCAGACTTGATAGGTGGGAGGGCATTGTACCTTGGACGGATCAAAGAGTTCTATAAAACTGTACCGAAGATAGGAGACAATCCTGTAGTCAAGAGAGGGTCAGCTAAGTTACTAGACGCTGCTGATCCAGAGCAGCCCTTGACATGGGAGGATCTAGCGTCCGACTATGGACTCTTATCCCCGAAGAACACACACCCGATGGACGTGGTGCGTCTGTCAGAGGAGGAGCAGATATACATCCGCGCCATCGAGCGAAGAGGAGAGAGTATATACAAGCAACCGAGGATCAAGTTATCAACGATCCACGCTATGAAAGGAGGGGAAGACGATAACGTAGCGGTGTATTTGGGATCCACCAAGAACTGCGTAGAGGGTAAACATCCCGAGGACGAGCACAGAATATTTTATGTTGCCGTTACAAGAACAAAACAAAACCTCTACCTAATTGAGTCAGATAAAAAATATAGGTATGAAATATGAATCTTCCAGAAGGAAACGTGCTCCTTAGTTTTAGCGGTGGGAGAACCTCTGCTTACATGTTGCACAGAATAGTTGAAAGAAACGGATTGCTTCCTGATCGAGTCAAAGTTCTGTTCGCAAATACGGGGAGAGAGATGCCAGGGACACTAGACTTTGTGCGAGATGTACAAAATAATTTTAACGTCGATGTCACATGGCTAGAGTATGATCGCGCCCCGTCAAATAGATACGTTAACGGAACTGCTTATTTCAATATAACAAACTGGGATAATGCAGCGCGAAAAGGAGAACCGTTTGACAAGTATCTTTCGTTTAACATGTTACCAAATGTTTTCCGTAGATCTTGCACTCAAGAATTAAAGGTAAAAACAATGCGTCGTTATCTTCTTTCGATTGGATGGGAGCATTGGACAAATACAATAGGTATCCGAGCCGACGAAGCAAGAAGAGTCAAACCAAGCAAGGATAAACGTTGGACAAACTGGTTTCCGTTGGCAGATGCAGGGGTCACGAAACGAGATGTTATGTCCTTTTGGTCAAAGGCACCTTTTGACTTAGACATAAAACCTGGATCAGGGAATTGTGATGGTTGTTTTTTGAAGAGTGAAGCAACACTAGCTGCCATGTGGCGTGAGTACCCAGAACGTATGGAATGGTGGCAAAGTTGGGAAGAAAAGAAGGATAAATCTTTTCACGATGTAAGGACGTACAAAGGACTCGGGGAGTTTGTAGATAGGCAATCAGACTGGATCTTTAATGACCAAGCATATTTATGCCAAAAAAATGACGGGGAATGCACAGGATGAAACGTAACGATTACTTGGATACGGCGAAGCAGTTGATCAATGGTAACAGAGCCAAGGATTACGGTGATGCCAAAGACAACTTTGACAGGATAGCAACGGGATGGAATGTCATAGTCACTGATGCATTGAACACCCACGGTAAGATTACAGCAAAGCACGTAGCTCTGATGATGGACTGGGTGAAGACCTGTCGCTTGTTAGAAACGATAGACCACAAGGATTCGTGGATCGACAAGTGTGGATACAGTGCACTGGGTGCGGAGTTTGACAATGAAACAGACTGAGATGTTTGAGAAAGACTACATCATTGCCAAGCAGATGAACCAAGGTAAGGAACTGACATGGAATATACCATCAGAGTTTCCAGACCTGACGGGCTACAAGCAGATAGCCGTTGACCTTGAGACATGTGAC